GAAAAACTTTTGAAGAGCAAGCCAAAGTAATTGCGCAACAAAGTGAGCTTTATGCTCAGTTGTTACCAAAGATGGAAGCCCAACTAAAGGGCGATTTGGTTAATGAGCCAGATTGGGACACACTTTATAAAGATGATCCTGTTGGTTATGTTCGCGAAAAGCAACTTTGGGATGAAAAAAAAGAAAAATTGAATGCAGTAAACGCTGAACAGGAAAGAATCAAAGAAGAGGAAATCCAAAAACAGCAAGAACTTATTAAAAAACAAGTTGAATACGGCAATCAAAGACTTTTGGAACTTATCCCTGAATGGCAAAACCCAGAGGTTGCTGCCAAAGAAAAAGCTGCTATAAGCAAATATGCTATTGATGTGTTGGAATATACACCGCAAGATATACAACAGGTTTATGATTATCGTGCTTTACTTGGTTTAAGAAATGCTTGGCTAAACTCTAAAACAGTTGCAGCCACAAAGAAAAAACCAACACAAAAAGCACCAGCAAGAAAGGTGGCACGGCCTGGTACGACAAACCGACCAAAAACGGCAACTCCTGTGACTAAAGCAAAACAAAGGTTGGCTAAGTCTGGAAAAATTACAGATGCGGCTAAAGTATTTGAAAAAATATTATAATTTTTAAGGAGTAAAAAAATGGCAAAAGTAACTAACGCTTTTGATACATATACTGCTACCGCTGATAGGGAACAGCTAAGTGATATAATCTATAACATATCACCAATGCAAACACCTTTTTTATCAAGTGTCGGTACAAGTAATGTAAGTAATGTGGTCTTTGACTGGCAAACAGAAAGCCTACCAACTCCATCCTCAACTGGTCAGTTAGAGGGTTTTGAGTTAAGTAGATCAGCTTCTACTGCTACTGTCAGAGAATCTAATGTATGTATGATCTCTTCAAGAGATGCAACAGTAACAGGATCGCAAGAAGCATCTGATGCTGCTGGCAAAAATTCTGAAATGGCTCACCAATTAGCTTTGATGGCAAAAGCCCTCAAAAGAGATATGGAAGAGGCTCTTACACAGAATATTGCTAAAGTAACAGGTACAGCTTCAGCTGCGCGTCAAACAAGATCTTTAGAAACTTGGTATCAAACCAATGTTAACAAAGCATCTGACGGCGCAAACGGATCTGCTTCTGCTGCTAGAACCAATGGTACTAGAAGAGACTTAACTGAAGCTATGCTTAAAGATGTTCAGCAACAATGTTTTACAAATGGTGCTGAACCATCAATCTTAATGTGCGGACCATATAACAAATCTGTTATTTCTGGTTTCACAGGTAGATCACAAGCTAGACAGTTTGTGGATGCAAACACTATTGAAGCATCTGTATCTATCTACTCAGGTGATTTTGGCGAACTACAAGTTGTGCCATCAAACAGAAGTAGAGAACAAGCAGTTCATCTGTTAGATCCAGAATTTGCTGGTGTAGCATACCTCAGAAATTTTGAAACCATTGACATAAGCACAATCGGTGACGCTCAAACTAAAATGATAGTCGTAGAATACGGACTTGAAATGAAGAATGAAGCAGCACATGGTATTATTGCTGATGTTAAAGTTTCATCAACTGACGCTGGTTAATAGCTAGTAATGTGGGGGTGTATGCCCCCACACTTTATTATGGCAACAAAAACTGTATTAGATTATTCTAAAAATAGTGAAAACATCTTTGCTACTGAAGATGATAAGATGATTTGTCATACCAAACAAAACATACAACCCACCCTAGACTATGTAAAAAATTTGTCTGAATATAAACCAGGCAAAGAATTTCGTCATGTTGCAGAGATTCCTATGGTAATATATCAACAGATGGTTAGGGACGGATCAATCAATGATAAAAAAGCATTGAAAAAATGGTTAAATGATCCTGACAACAGACCATTTAGAACTTGGAAAGGTAGAATATGACATACGCAGAATTGAAAACAAACATAGCCGACTTTTTGAACAGATCAGACCTTACCAGTCAATTAGATTTTTTTATTGACGCAACTGAAGGCGAACTAAATAGAAGGTTACGAACAAAAGATATGGTCAAAAGAGCGACAGCAACAGCTGACTCGCAATACCTTACTTTACCAACAGATTGGTTGGAGGCAATAAATATAGAAATAACATCAAATGATTTTAGACCATTATTTCAACAATCAATAGAATCACTAGATATATATAGAAAATCAAATGATAACTCTACAGGTCAACCTATTTATTATGCAATAGTTGACAAAAGTTTAGAATTAGCACCAACACCAGACACAAGCTACACTTTACAATTGACATACTATGGCAAAATAGATTCTTTAAGTGATAGCAACACAACAAACTTTGTTTCACTCAATCATCCAGACGCTTATTTATATGGTGCTTTGAAGCACGCATCTGTATTTTTGATGGAAGATGAACGAATACCTTTATTTACAACACAGTTTGAAAAAGCTTTAGAAGAAATAAGATTACAACAAGAAAAAGCAGAGTTTGGCAAAGGATCTCTTATGCAAAGAAGAAAAACTTATGGCAAAGCTGGTAAAAACATATATTATATGAAGAACAATTAGGAGAATATAAATGTCTGGATTTAGCGATTATTTAGAAGATAAAGTTTTAGAGCATGTATTTGGTGGTAATGCTTTTACAGCACCAACAACTTTATACGTTGCCTTATACACTTCAGCACCAACTGATACTGGTGGTGGAACTGAAGTAAGCGGTGGCTCATACGCAAGACAAACAGCTACATTTAATGTTTCTGGCACAAACCCAACAACCGCAACAAATGCAGCAGCAGTTGAATATCCAACAGCTACAGCAGACTATGGAACAGTAGTTGCAGTTGGTATTTTAGACGCATCATCAAGCGGTAATTTACTTGCTTATGCTGCTCTTACTGCAAACAAAACAGTAAGCAGCGGTGATGTATTTAGATTTGATGCTGGCGACTTAGATATTACATTAGCTTAATACAATGGCCTCAGTAGGCTACGGCTTTAGTAAATACGGCAGAAGCCATTGGGGTACACCATCTTACCAATTTGCAGAAGCTACGGCTGCTGCATCATCTAATGTAACAGCGATCGGAACTGTTGAAGTTCCAGTATTAGGTTCTGCAACTATAGCAGCATCTTCAACACTTACAGCAACAGGTAGATTTGTAATTACGGGTGCTTCTACCATAGCAGCATCTTCAGGATTTACCGCAGACAGCACACTCATACATGACGGCGTAGCAACTATAGCTGCGTCATCAGGTATGACTGCATCTGGAGTTCAGATAGACCTAGGTGCATCAGTAATAGCAGCGTCATCTGGTATGACAGCTACAGGACATCAAATTGATCTTGGCGCAAGTATTGGACCTGTAGTTTCTGACATGACAGCGGTAGGCAGGTTTACTTTCATTGGTAAATCTACTATTGCAGCCGTAGGATCTGTAGTTGCCGTAGGCAGACAAATAGATAGAGGAGCAGGAACATTTGCACAAACAAGTGGATTTTCTGCTGAAGGAGGTCTAAAATGGGAGGAAGAGATTGTAGCAACTACCTCTTATACAGATCAAACACCAGCTACAACAACTTGGACAGATCAGTCCGTAACAACAACAACCTGGACTGACGCAGCATAGAGGATATTTTATGGCAGATACATTTACAACTAATTTAAACCTTACAAAACCAGAGGTAGGGGCATCAACTGATACTTGGGGTACAAAACTCAATAATAATTTAGATTCAGTTGACGGCATTTTTAGTCTTTCTGGTACAGCCGTTGACATGGGCCAAGTAGATTTTGGCGGTGCGGTAATAATAAAAGGCACAAACCCAAGTCTTACTATTGGTGATGCTGGCGCAGAAGATACCAAACTTGTTTTTGATGGTAATGCACAAGATTATTATGTAGGACTAGATGATAGTTCAGATAGTTTGGTTATTGGTCTTGGATCAGCAGTTGGCACAACACCAGCTATGACAATAAATTCAAGTCAACAAATTACAATTGCTCAAAATACAACATTTTCTGGAACTATAGACACAGGATCTAACTCTATTACTACTACAGGTGCAATTAGCGGTGGCACAGTAAATAATGTTGGAATTTTAGCCGATGCTACAAACTTTACTGACAGTATTTTAATTAGTCAAAATGCAAGCACAGGTAC